ACCAGCAAACGCAGACGCGTGAGCGCATAGAGGCGCATCTGGTGGAGCAGAGGGTGGCTAAGGAGCATAGGGCCAACCACACGCATCTGGACGCGCTCAGGGAGCAGAAGTTGGACTTAGGCAAGGCTTATGATAGGTTTGGCACCAAGACCACTGCTGACAGGCCGCAAGGCACAAACATCAATATAGAGGTTTGACATGGAAAAGATACTTGCTTGGAAGATCATGCCGCGTCTGATGATGCTGGTGATGACGATCATGTATATACGCTGCATCGAGTGGGCGCTGACACAGCCCGACCTTAGCACGCAGCAGAGTGCGCTTATTAGCGTTGTTGCCGGTGCTATGACTGGTGCTTTTGCCGTGTGGCTGGGGTCTGAGAAATGATTGGCCAAATTATAGGCGCAGTCGGAGGGCTGGCGACAAGCTACCTTGACGGCAAAACGGCAATCCAGAAAGCAAATGCCGAGATCAAGCTGAAGCAGGCCACAGGAGAAATGGATTGGGAGCAGTCTGCCATTGAGGCCAGCAAAGACAGCTGGAAAGACGAGCTGTGGACAATCGTTTTCGTGGCAATATTGTGCATGAATTTTGTGCCATCCATGCAGGACGTAATGGCAGAGGGTTTCGCTAATCTTGAAACAACGCCTCTCTGGGTGCAGTGGGGCATGTATGCGTCCATCGCTGCCAGCTTTGGCATCCGCACAATGAAAGGCTTGAAGAAATGACGTTTAAACTATCAGCACGCAGCCGCGATAAGCTATCAGGCGTGGACGAGCGCATGGCGGCTGTCGTCCACAGCGCAATCCACAGAACCAAGATTGACTTCGGCGTCATCTGCGGGCTTCGCACTATCGAGGAGCAGCGCGAGCTTGTGAAAAGCGGCGCGTCGCAGACGATGAAATCGAAACATATAGATGGGTTGGCCGTCGATCTCATGGCCTATGTCGGCCCGCGTGGATCGTGGGAGCTTAACCTATATGACGACATTGCAGACGCGATGGCAGAAGCTGCGCGTGAGGTGGATGTGCCAATCAGGTGGGGTGCCGCGTGGACTGTGCCAAATATAGCACAGTGGGATGGCACGATGGAGGACGCGATGAACGACTACATCGACACGCGTCGCGGGCAGGGCAGGCGCCCGTTTATCGACGCCCCGCATTTCGAGCTGATGGTCTAACCTAGCATCGCCTCAATGCTGTCATCCATAGCCTGCCGCGTAAAATCGGCGGGCTTTATGCGTACCGTCTTACCGCTTGGCGCGGTGCGCAGTATAAACAATCGTATATCCAAAGCCACATACGCAAATATGTGCGCATCGCCGTTTGCGCGTGTGAACATATAGCACGGTTTACGTTTACGATCACCGCGTGGCTCAAGGGTCGCCTTGACCTGCATCGTCAACAGCTCACCGCTGGCCGACTTAACCCAAAGGTCATCGTCCTGCATATCTACCCGATGGCAGCGTATTCCGCGCTGCTCAAGTTCGGCTGCAACGAGAAACTCGCCTGCACGTCCGACGTTGATGCTGTTGGCCACAGCCGGAATATACTATAAATATCATAATGTTACTACGGGCAAAGTTGCTCGCACTTATATGACCGCCAAAGCTCCTCAACGCCCCACAGCTGATCTTGCGGCATAACAAAGCATTTCCCCTTACCTAAATCAGTTTGCATTGCTTTTTCGACAAATGCCTTGCGTGATATGCAGCCAGCAACATCCATCACATTTTCGTCATCTGTTTTTGTCACAAGCACGGCGGCGCGTGACTTAAATGCTTCAAGCGATTTAAACAGAAGCTGGCCTGTCGGGTAGAACGTAGACTTAACGTCTATGCTTATTTCGCCAAGCCATAAATCAACGCCGTCATCCACGCCCAGCGTATTGGGGTTGTATGAGACATCATAAAGCTTTGCGACGGCAACCTCTGAGCGTATGCCAAGGAAATCCAGATCAACGCCGCTGCGCGTATCGCGCTGCTGATTTACTATGCCACCGGCCCGCGCAAGTGTTGAGCGCAAATTAGCGCTTTGGCGGCAATCAGCCATATCCTTATCTGTGAGCTTGATTAACATTAAAACGCAAACTCTTCCTGCGTGCGCAGCCGGTACAGCTGCTGGCCCTCGATGAACGACGTCTTCACGATTGTGCGCCGCTCCCGCATGGTCTTCAGCCCGATGTCAATATGCACGGCGTCCTGCTCGATCATGCTGCACAAGTCGCCCACCGACAGCTCGTTATGCCTGCTCAGGCAGCGCTTTATCTCCTTGCGCAGCTTCTCCAGCGGCCACGGCTTATGGGCATACGCGTGCATGTCATCGCGGCCAATAAGCCTGCGCTTCATGCGCGCATTCTCGATGATCGCCAACTCCTTCCAGCGCTCCAGCGGTGTCATGTGTTCCGTCATAGCCGCTTCTCCAGCATCTCGCAGAGCGCCATGATCTCTTCGGCGCGCTGCTTGATCGTCAGGCGCTCGGGGCCACGCCCCGCGTCCATGCGCATGATGTCTGCCTTGCGCCTGATCGACATGACCAGCATCAGCGGCGTTGGCTGCGTCGGCGTGCTGCTGTCCTCGTCGATATATGCGCCCACGCTGGCGCAGTCTTCCAGTTTTGATAAATCCCATTTAGCCATTGTTATTCTCCTGTTCTTTGATTACTGCGCCGGTATTCCATCGACGCGCTTCTTGCTCAGCTTTTTCCCTGTCGCGGAAATACAGCACGTCATCATTATTGGTGAATGGGTTTTTGTTCCTGACCAACATATATTCGCCCTTTTCAATCTCAATCTGCACTGCATATTTCCACATCATCCAGCCTCCTGTGTTGGCCGTGGCTTCGGTCTGACGTCGGGCCACGGGCGGCGGTACTCTGCCTCGCCGCCCATCTCGACGCATTGCGGTTCAAAGATCCGCGCTAAGTCGTAGTATTTCGCAAACGCTTTGCACTCGTCTACGGATGAAAAGACGGCGAATGCCATGAAGACGGGTTCAGCGAGGGTCATCCGATCTCCTCCAGCCTTGCATCAACAGCATCCTTAACAAGCTTGAGATGATATTTGGTTGATTGGTCAATTATCGCCAGCACAGTTTCATGCACAACGCGGCCTTGCAGATTAACGACAGGTTTTGCGTGATCCAGTATTGTAAGCTGCAAATTATACAAGCTGCCACGTATGCCGTCATCTTGGAACTTTGCGGTTTGGTTTGCGCCGGTTACATGCTTGTACTCGAAATATTCATCGCGGGGAGTTGTGATATATATCCCCATCACATCCACCCCATGCTTACAGCGCCGATCCATCCCAGCACCGACGCGGCAATCGATGCGGCGATGATGATGTCTTGCGTCCACTTGGTCATCACTCTTCCTCCTCCTCGTTACGCCAGTCGAAGTCGTCTTCGTCTTGGCATTCTGGGCAGCGCACCGTTGTCCACGCGTCGCTGTCCGGCGTGTTGACGAAACGCGGCAACTCGATGAAGCCGGTTCCGTCACATGTTGAGCAGATCATTTGTACACATCCGCGTTGATGCTCCACAGCACCAACGACGCGCGCTGCTGGCCTGCACGCTGGTTTACATGCGCTCGGCATATCTCGCCGCGTGCGTGCATGTTGTCGAGATGCTGTGATAGCTTGCGCGGCTCAATGCCAACGACGTCAGCTATGTCTGCCGTCTCGCAGTAGGTGACGTCGTCGCTCTGGAGCATCGCAATGATCTTGCGCTGGACGTCGGCCCAATCGACCGGCTTAGGCTTTGGCTCGCCAACTTCTGCGACGACGACCGTGTTGCCGTCTTCATCTTTGGCAAAGCGCTCACTGTCATCTAACCCGTAGGTGGCCGCCAGCACGTCACGCGCTGCGCGTCTTTCCTGCACGTAGGCGGCGACCCACGGCGTGCGCTCGCGCTGCTCTTCGACCGCGTTCTGCACGATAATGCCAATGCAGATGTCATCTAGGTTTGCGTGCGCCTGCTGGAGCAGACGCGGCGATATGTGGACGCTCTCGCCGTTGTCGGTGCGTACCGCAAAGCCGGTGCCGCTGTCGGTGATGTGCGTTATTAGAAATTCATGTGTATGCGTAAGGTTCATTACGGCTTCTCCTATTAAGATTTATTGGTCATTGCTTGTTCGTAACTTGACTATAATTTATCTAAAAGATATCTGTCAACAATTAATTTATATCTTAGTGCTATTGACACGATATATGTTTATCTGTAGCTGTTGCAATTGAGCTACAGAAGGAGAATGAAAATGGAGCTACAACAATTATTGGTACGCGTGCGGCCAGAGGTGATTGCGGGATTGGATTTGTATAAGGACAAGACGCGTATGACGAAGGCGGCAACAGTAGAAATGGCGCTGCGTGACTTCCTTGCGAAGCACGATATTGTGGTTGAGCAACCTTTAACTGAATAAGGACTCAACCATGAGCGATCCCGTAACCATTGGCATAGACTGCGGATATCGTACTGGCGGCGTAGCGCTTGTCACAGACACATGGTCTGAGGTGCATGACTTGCCGGTGTACAGCGAAGGCGGCGTAGACGTCGTGGCGCTAAACGATATTATAATGAGCTGCGATGCAGTCGACCACATATGGATCGAGCGGCAACAGGCAATGCCAAAGCAGGGCGTTAGCTCAACGTTTAAGCTGGGATATGCGTTTGGCCAGATCACATCTACTGTTGCGCTTTCTCGCTCAAAGTTTACGTTGGTAGGCCCAGTCAACTGGAAGCGTGCGCTGAATTTGCCAAAAGACAAAGACGCAGCAAGACGTCTGGCGCAGCAATGGTTTCCTGATCGGGCATCGGAGTTAAAATTAAAAAAGCATGAGCATCGCGCAGAGGCGCTGCTGATTGCATTATATGGAAGGGGAAGGGCGTAATGTCAGATTTTTTAAGCGATATTGTTCTGGAAAGATTGCAGCGCAGAGCGATGCGGCATGGGTTTCCTGAGGAAATATTTAAGATGGGCGAACTGGATGAAGACTTGGATAAGTTTTTAGATAACTTTATCGGCAGCCGTAGCGAAAACGGTGTTAGGGTAAGGCTTAAAAACTCTCTCCTAAATTATGTGGAATGGAAGAAGCCATTTGCGGCGACCCTATTTTCTATAACTGATAATCAGCTAAAAGAAACGCCTAACGTCGGGAAGGTGACGATAGAGCTGTTTCATAAAAGAAAACGGGAAATCTTTGGCAGCAGAGTTCACCAGCAAGATACCATAATTCAGTATGAAGAAAGACTTGAGAAGTTTTTGCATCAAATTGATTGCAGCTTAGGCAAAGAGGTTTCAAACAAATTACTGCAAGTCATCTTGGACGAACGTAAGCGAGGTATGGTGGAATAATGGTTATGCGCAAGGACATGTCCAACGAGGCATATCATTTAGATCCGGCAATATCATCGTCGGACGTAAAAACTGTAAGCAGCAAATCGCTGGCGCATTGGAAAGGTCAGGAGCGCAAAGAAAGCGCCGCGTTTGATCTTGGCAGCGCCTGTCACGCGCATTTACTAGAACCAGAAAAAAACTTAGTCAGATGCGGGCCGGAAACAAGGCGCGGCAAGGAATGGAAGCAAGCAAAAGAAGACGCCGACAAAGCTGGCGCTGTGCTTTTGCCGGAAGCCGAGTACAAGCAAAGCATAGATATGGCGCAGTCCGTATTGCAGCACAGCGTTGCGCATCATCTGCTGACGCATTCTGATCTAATCGCAGAAGCGTCATTCTTCGTGACAGACCCAGATTTAGATTTGCCGCTCAAAACACGCCCAGATGGATTGCTGGTTAAGCAAAGCATGGCGATAGACGTAAAGACGTGCGTTGATGCATCGCCAAAAGGATTTGACCGAGCGGTCAGGAATTTTGGCTATGACATACAAGCGGCGTTTTATCTGCATTGCCTTAATCTTGAGGGGCTACGCATAAAACAGTTCATGTTCATTTGCGTCGAAAAGGAAAAGCCATACGCCGTATGCGTTCACGAAATGAGCGAAATGTATTTGCGGCACGCGCATAATCGCATGATGGAAACGCTATACACAATTAAGCACGCGACAGATAACGAAGAATATGACACCGGCTGGGATGAGATAAACACCATCCATTTGCCGGACTGGATGAACGCGTCTGGCGCGTTCTAACAAATGTTACAACAGATCCCAGCGTGGGGGTGCCACGCAATAAACTAAGGAGTTGCATATGCAACATATTATCAGTAACGCCGTTGCGCGTTATCCTCGACTTAACGGCACATATAAATTCGACAGCGGCGAAATGCGATCAGTGAAATGCGATGCATTAGACGATGGTGCCGCTTATGACATGTCATTTATAATGACGCCGGATCAGGCGAAGCAGCTACATTCGCTCTGCATGGAAGCGTACAACAATGCCGCGTCTATGGACAGCAAAAAGAAATGGCCGGAAAAGCCGTCAAACTTGCCGTATAAAAAAGGCGATGATGGCGAGATAATCGGCAAGGCAAAACTAAAGGGCGCGTATGGCATGGAAAAGACCAGCCCGCCGCGTCAGGTAGATGCCCAGCGCAATAAGCTGCCGGATGACTTTATGCTGACGTCAGGAAGCAAGGTAAACGTGGCCGTGACGCTTGTGCCGTACAATACTGGATCAATCAACGGCATAAGCTTGCGATTGCGTGCTGTTCAGGTGCTTGAATTGGCAGAGCTTCAGCATGGCGTCGATCCATTCGATGCTGTGATCGGGGGATATACAGCCGCAGCAAGCCCAGCGGCAGATGACCCGTTTGCATTGCCGCCAGCAAGTCCAACGCCTGCCACGGCAGCGCCTCAATCGGCGTCGGATTCATTCGATGATGAAATACCCTTTTAGGACATAAAAAAGCCCCGCCCGAACAGTGCGAAACCTAATCGGGCGGGGCTAACCATGAGGAGAGGTATGCACGATTATGTTAAATAATTTAAGGCAGGATAGCAAGTTCCCCACCGCGCATTGGGCAGAATGGGGCAACGAGATAGTCAAACTCCTTAACCTAAAACAAACCAGCAAGGGCGAGCATCATGGAGCATGTCCGAATTGCGGCGGCAAGGAC